TTCGTTATGTTCCAGGGTATCCAGCGGGGAACTACTGGATCAACGAAAAAATCAAAGTCATTCACGGCAACCGTGTCAAATCGAATGGCTCAACGGCTCATGCGTACCTTGCGAACGAGAAATGTTCAGTCATCTACGGACACATCCACCGCAGGGAATGGGCAGAACGTTCACGCGATGATTATGACGGGGCTAAAACTGTCATGGCCGCATCCCCTGGATGCCTCGCGAAAACGAACGGAGCGGTCCCTTCGACGCGCGGCGGGATTGATCTCGACGGACGGCCACTCAACGTCGTCGAGGACTGGCAACAGGGCGTAGGTATCGTCACGTTTGAACCCGGTGACGGCAACTTCTTCTACGAACAGATCGCCATACATGACGGGCAAGCATGGTTCCGTGGCAAGTTGTACACTGTGTGAATGGCACCTCCAAAGGTAAAGAACCCCAAAAAGTCTGCGGCTAACTACCGCAAGAACGCTGCATCTCGAGCAAAAAAAGCTGCGTACGACAAGAAGTACCACAGCAGTGACAGCCGCAAAGAGTACCGTGCCGAGCTGCAAGCTGAACGCCGCAAGCGTGGCGTAGACGGCAAGGGCGGGAAAGATATGTCGCACACAAAGTCCGGCAAAATTGTTGCCGAGAACGCCAGCAAGAACCGTGCGCGCAATCGAGGCAAAAAATAATGATGCTCACTTGCCGTGACTGCGGCGAGGTATGGCCTGCAAACTCGGGTCGTCGGTGCCGTGAATGTGATAGACATGGTGAACCGTACGATGGCGAGGACGAATGAGCGAAATCTACGACGACGAGGACGACACTTGGCCGCTAGTTGTCTGTCAGTGGAAAGACGCACACGCAGGTTCCGACACCAGCTGGACTGACACCGCCACCTACAAACCTGAAGAAGTGCATGTGTTGAGCGCAGGCTGGGTGTGGCCTAAATGTTTGGAAGGCCACCTCACTCTTGTTGCTTCCACTGTGGGGGAACCGAAAGACCCTCAGACCGTCGGGGACATCATTCATATCCCGTGGGAAAACATTATTGCCGTGTTCTCGTTGGCGATGAATGTCCCGGTGAACTGGATGTCCGAAGACTTTTAGTTGCAAACTGTCACACCCTTCGTGTAGAACTATAAACGTTCAACTACACAAAGGGGAAACATGAACTACAGAACCATACCCAAACCTGAGCACGGCTCAATCGAATGGCTACGGCTACGGCAACGTGACGAAACCGGATACCCAGTCGTATCAGCAAGCGAAGCAGCAGCAATACACGCAGAACACCGTTACAAAACAAAGTATGCGTTAGCAGCAGACAAGCTCGCTGCGGAACCAGAAGTCACCGAAACAAACCGGCAGATGGAACGAGGCAACCGGCTCGAGCCCGTCATCTTGCAATGGGTTGCAGACGAAATCGGCAAACCAGTTGTCACCCCTGAAGTCATGTACGGAGTAAGCAGCGGCAGCGCATCACTTGTCGCAACCATTGACGGAATCGTAGGTGACCCAGAGAAACCCGACATGGTCATTGAAATCAAAACGTACAACCGTGCATGGGATGAGACAGCAGACATCGACGGGTACGGTCCACTACCCGCCTACTGGTATTGGCAAGGTGTACACCAAGCAGCCTGCACAGGTGTCAACGAAATCTTGTGGGGCATCTTCGACAAAACCCTCGATCTGCATCTGTACACACAGACAATCGAAAAAGGTGTCATCGGTAAACACATCGCACGGGTGTCAGATTTCTGTAAGCACGTCGCCACCGGCATCATCCCAGACGAATGGGAACACACCTACGAAGATCTTGCTAAAGCATTACCTGTTGACGAAAACACTCGTGAGATCGGCAGTCACTACAATCTGCTGTCTCAGCTACGTCAGGTGCAAGGTCAAAAGAAACTGCTGTCTGAACTTGAAGACGATTTGAAAGCCGAAGTTGCTTTGGCTTTGGACGGCGCAACGGTTGGCACCATCGGCGGAAACACTGTTGTCACATGGAAACAGCAGTCCAGGTCAGGATTTGACCAGAAAAGATTTGCGTCAGAGCATCCGGAGCTATATAGTCAGTACCGAACCAGCAACACGTTCCGTGTGTTGAGATTGAAAGAAGGGGAATAATGGACGAACCAAACGCAGAAAAGCTACGCCTTGTCTTAGACAAGTACGCAGTACCCGACCCGAAGATCGTCGGCAAACTGCCTCGAGGCAACATCAAACTTGATTATGTCGGTCACGCAGAGATCACCCGCATCTTGACGGAGATTGACCCGTTGTGGAAGTTGGAACCCATCAAGATCGATGACGATGGTTTGCCTGCTTACCGTGTTGAGAACGGGATGGCGCACATGATGGGCGCACTCACCTTGCTCGGTCACACCCGTCTAGGTGTCGGCTCTGCACCACACAACAAGCAAGACCTCATCAAAGAACTCTGGTCAGACCTGATCCGCAACACCGCCATGAGGTTCGGTATAGCCGTGTCGTTGTGGAGCAAAGAAGAATGGGGTGGCGAATCAGACGTTGCACCCAAAAAGAAAACTCCAGCAAAAAAACCAGCACCCGAGCCTGCACCAGTAGCTGACACCGAAAAAGTAGACCGAGACACCCTGTCACGATTCATCGCTGCATGCAAAGGCGCAAAACTAGACCCAATCGAAGTCGCACAACACGCAGAAGTATCCGACATCGACAACGTAACCATCGCAGACCTCGACCGTTTGCGCGCATCATTCAAGGAGCTCATTTCCCAATGAACAACATCACAATCACAGGCAACGTCGGACGCGACCCAGAACTCAAGTTCTCCCAATCCGGAATGGCAGTCCTCAAATTCTCAGTAGCTGACACCAGCGGCAAAGACGACAACAAAAAAACCCAATGGTGGAACATCGTCTGCTTCGGTGACCTCGGAGAAAACGTCGCTGCAAGCATCAACAAAGGCACCCGTGTCCAAGTCATAGGCAAAGTCCAGAAAGAAAAGTACACAGGCAACGACGGTGTCGAAAAAGAACGCACCGAAGTTCTCGCAGACGACGTAGGGATCTCGCTCCGCTGGCAACCAGCAGGCGACGCACCCGTCACCCGTGAAACAGCACCAACGCAACCAGCATTGGACGACGAAGAGCCATTCTGATGGCTAGACCCACAAAAAAGGTACAATGGTGGTGCCGCACATGCGGCCAGACGCTCACCACATATCGACCGTTACTTGCCCCACCCATGCATTCGTGTGGGGCGGGCAAGCGACGCAAAACGATGGAGGAAGTAGATGAGCCGCAACAAACAAAAAGGGACAGCGTTTGAAACGCTTGTCGTCAGATATCTTGCCGAACATGGCTTCCCGCACGCAGAACGCAGAGCGTTAGCAGGCACCTATGACCTCGGAGACATCACCGGAACACCGGGACTGGTTTGGGAGTGCAAAAACCATAAAACACTCTCATTCTCGGAATGGCTGGAAGAAGCTAGCGTGGAACGCGCTAATGCTTCTGCTGATTATGGCATCGTTGTAGCAAAACGACGTGGCAAAGGCGACGCAGGCGACCAATACGCAGTAATGCGACTCGAAGACCTCGCACGCTTACTGAAAGATGCCGGTTACTGACCGGAGGCCACCATGAAAATTATTTCTTGGGTCGTTTTCCTTGTCATATCCATGCTCGGGTACAACGCAACTACTGAAGCCCCGATAGAGGTGGCTCCCCCTACCTCCACAATCGCTTCAGACCCCCCTAGATTGCGTTCTAAGGCGAGCAACCCCACAACCACAACAACGACCGCCATTTCAACCACCACAACCACCACAGAACCAATCCCCGGAATCGAAACAGCACGCTACCCAGACCTGTGGATAACCGCAGTCGAAGCTGGCTGGCTCACCGAACGACTACCCGTACTCGACCTCATCGCATACCACGAATCAAGAGGACAACACGAAGTCATAGGAACCGGAGCATACGGCGCACTCCAAATCCAATGGTCAGCCCACAAAGACTGGCTCATATCCGAACTCAACATCACCGAACCCGAACAACTATTCGACCCGCACACAAACATGGTTGCCGCACTCTGGCTAGCCGAATACGCCGAAAAACATTACGGCTGCTGGGCGCAACCCTGGTACATGAGCATCAAAAACCCATACAAATACTGCCAATGAGCCTCTACGACCCCAAACTCAAACTACCCATCTCACAAATCCTGTTCAACCCAGACGAAGACAAATGGCGCAACAAAGCCAACTGCAAAAACACCCCAGTCGACGTATTCTTCCCAGACAAAGGCGCATCCAAACAAAAAGTTGAACGAGCCAAAGCAATCTGTAACGAATGCTCAGTACAAAAACAATGCTGCGACTGGTCACTACAATTCTCCGAACGAGCCCTCATGGGCATATGGGGCGGACTCACCGGAAAAGACAGAAGAACAATCCGAAAAAAACTAGGGTTAACAGACAATGACACCCGAATGGATGCATGAAGCTCTATGCAAAGGAGCAGACCCCGACTGGTTCCACCCACCAGACGGCTACCCCGGCCTAAAACAATACGGACTCGCACTCTGCAAACAATGCCCCGTCACCCAACAATGCCTCAACTACGCACTCTCATTCAAACTCATCGAAGACCAATACGGCATCTACGGAGGAACCACACCAATCCAACGCCAACACATCCGCAACGGAACCACACACACCCGCCACCGGCCAGGACCAAAACGACAAACAATCACAGGACTCGACGACACAGGAGACAACAATGAACTTTGAAGAATGGGCAAAATACGGATGGGAACAAGGCTGGTGCTCACCACCAATCTGCCAAACCTGCGACGGCACCCCAATGACCTACGAAGAAGAATTCTCATTCGAACAAGGATGGTCAGGATGCATCCACATCATCCGCCTTTATGAATGCGAAGAAGACCGCTCAGACGGAACAGAAAACCACGCCGCATCACAATGGCGCGCCAGCAACCGAGGCTGGATTGAACGTGGTACAGAATTCCAACCAGCCAACAAACAAAAGCTGGAGTGAACGTGGTGCCACTATCAAAAAATATTTCTGCATAATATGCAGCGAGCTCGATAGATATGCAGAAGACCCCCAGCCGGAGCCGAGGGTCTTCTGCGTGGGGTGATGCAAAATTATTCAATGCACATGAGTAGCAGCACAATGATGCCCATGCCGATGCTGATCCAAGCTCCGTCGCTCATGGTTGCCTCCCGTATATGTAGGTGTCATCGAGCAGGTGTTGCTCGGCTAACGCTACGAGAGCGTCACCGACTTGCTCGAGCACAAGCTCAGCAGGCCACGAATCGTGGTCGAGCCTCCACTCGCGCAACGCATGCAATGCTTCTTTGACTTCGTCGTACACGAACTCCCAGTCGGCGTTCATTGCTCGACCTCCAATTCGTAGCCATCGATGACGTATAAGCCTTGCGACGTTGCCACAACACACAACGACTGCTCATCAAACCACAACGCACCGCTCGACACGGCAAGCGCAGGAGGTGACATCAGCTCAGGAATTTCACAGCCGTCAAACACTGCGACCTCGACACCTTCCCAGTATTCCTCTCGCATGTTGTATGCCCAGATCAGGTTGTCTGAATAGTCGTCGCGTATACGACAAAAGTATTGGGGACGATCAGGTTCGATGCTCATGACTTCTCCCATTCATCGAGACATTCTTCGCACACCGTTTCAACAGCTTCACCGTTATCGACATACCAGTAATCTGTCGTGCTTTCGCCACAGCGGTCGCACTCGAGCATCTGGCACTCTTCGCACATCCAGCCTTGCTCGAGGCCGTTGTCGGACGGTATACGGTTCACGAATTTGCCTGAACCACATGCGGTGGACTCATGGCATTCTGTGCAAAGCTCACCGATATCTACAGCAATCATCAGTCCACCTCGATTTCGAGTGAGTTCTCGAGTCTCAAATCCTCGATCAGTTTTTGCGACCATTCACGTTCAACTTGAAGAGTGATGCACAACCAAACAATTGTGCGCTCGATGCGGTCGAGCCGCTCTAAGTAATTGGTGATCTCGAGATGATGCAACGACTCCGTAAAAGTTTTTCCACCCTCACAAATTTTTCTCGCTGCTTTGCCGAGCTTGTCAGCTTGGTCTTCGTATTTCTTGCGTAACCAATAACGAGTAGATATGTAATCGCTAATCTCTTGCTCGAGCATCCGGTACACCCGACCCTCGAGCGACTGGTTGCCACAATTCTGTCGAATATGGTTCATTTCTGCGGTATTCATCATGCACTCCTTAGCTTCAAATAAAACAACGGCCACTCGATGCCGCGAGCCTGCAACTCTTCCCACGCCAAATCACGAACAGTTTCGTTCACAATCTTGCGCCGGTCGAGCTTCTCGTAATTGACATACGCATTACACAAATCGAGCGTCGAAGCCGACTTGATGTCAGCAGCGTAGAACTCGATGACTTTCTGTTTCGTTACTCGAGGCCGACTCATGATTGCTCCTGCTCGTTCAAAACTTCTTCGACAAGAATTGCAAGCACTTCCCAACCATGCTCGGTCTGAACCTCATCGAGCACACGACTCCACGCACGACTATTCACACACGCCGAAACAAGCTCCTCGATGGCATCTTCGCCCCAAGTAACCGAGTCAGCGTAATTGTCATTGATACATGCACGAATGTCAGCAATCGTCCACAATGTGCCAGCCCAATGAAACTCTCGACTCATCGCACGCACAAGCTCCAACGCTCTCTCTTCATCCAAAATGTAGGTTGCGTTACCTACCTCAATGCTCTTGTAGTCGCTCATCGGATAACCCCCAAATCTCGAAGGTCAGCAACCTCGGACATCGCACCATCCCAATCGCCCAACTCGGCAAGAATGGCAAACGCCTCACCAACAACTGACACATCGTCCCCCTCAGGGACGTAACACTTCGTGCCAAACACAGCACACCCGTTACGAGCAAACAACTCACGAACCTCTTCATAGGTTCGATCCTGCTCTTCAGCAACCTCATGCAGCTCATCGTTATCCCACGGCTCACTGCACTTACGACAATAAATGTCCATAACTATTTCCCTTCAATAAATGCTCGAAGCCCCACGCCCCGACGCACCACCCACACTACAACAACCATGCAACAAAATCAAATAAATCTTTCACAGCTGTAGCGAACGTGCCGTAGTGACCGTGCTGTATTGAACGTGCCACTATCAACGTGCTAGCCGTCTACACAACATCAGCCCCCTGCTAGCCGTCTTTCTATATTAAAACTCCGTACCCAATATCTTTTAATATGTAGGAGCTTCGCACCCAATATCTATGGTGTCGAGCCAGTCTCCTCCGCAAGCTCCGTCGACTGTCTCTCCACTATCACGATTTTTTTTCGGT